CGGAACCACAGTTCCGGTGTATAAGAACCATCATAGAACCAAAACACTGCCGACGCTTTCAGCGCCGTCGCCGCGCCCAGATCTTAAAAAACAAAAAGCACTCACCCACAGCTGGTTTGTCCGCTGGTGGTGCCACGCTTACCAGCAGATCATCGGTGAAAAATACGCATTCACCAAAAAAGACGCCGGACAGGTCAAACAGCTGCTTGACCTGCTCGGCCTGGGTGAAATCGTCGCCCGCAGCTGCGTCTATTTGAGCCTGTCTCCACAACAGCGATTCCCACGCGGATCGCCGACAATTGGCGGGCTGCTCTGCCAAATCAACGAAGTCTCACATCTCGATGACGCCACCGTTGACAAATACATCAAAGCTGGACTGCTGCCAAAAACCGGAACAAAACTCATCAGCCACCAACCATGGGGAACACAATGAGCATCAACAAAGCCATCATCATCGGACACCTCGGCAAAGATCCAGAACCGCGGTACACAAACAACGGCACCGCCGTCACAACATTTAGCGTTGCCACCAGCCAGAAATACAAAGACCGCGACGGACAGCAGCAAGAACGAACCGAATGGCACAATATCGTCACCTGGGGAAAACTTGCAGAAATCTGCACAAAATACCTACACAAGGGAAAGCAGGTGTATCTTGAAGGCCGCATTCAAACTCGAACTTACGATGATCGCGAGGGAAATCGCCGCTACATCACCGAAATCGTCGCAGAACAAATGACTATGCTCGGGAGCAAAAGAACAAACCCACCTGAACCAGCACCATCAAAAAGCAATCCGAACCAGCAAAAATTCGACAATCCAGACAGCCCTTTCGCCGCTGATGATATCCCTTTTTAAGAGGTAGGACGGTAAGAAAATGACCACCAAATCAGCTCCCCACAATATCGATGCCGAAAAATCAATCCTTGGCGCAATTTTGCTTGACCCTACCAGCTTCCACAAACTGACGCGAATACAAGTTAGTGATTTTTATATAGATGCACACCGGCGGATTTACCGCGCCCTGCAACAACTCATCACTGCCGGGATATCTCCAGACATTGTCACCGTCTCAGACCAACTGCGCAAAAACGGAGATTTTGAAAAAAGCGGGGGTAAAGATTTACTGTGCGAGCTCGTCGACTACACCCCAACCGCAGAAAATATCCGCTACTACGCCAATATCGTCACCGAAAACAGTGTTAAGCGTCAAGTCATCGCCGCGGGCAAAGCAATCCAGGCCGCCGCCGCCGAAAGCAGTGATATGAACCAGCTCATCAGCGAAGCCTTTGGCCTACTCCAGGCCATCGGCCAAGAAAACAACGCTGAGAAAATCTGGCTTACCACCGGCGATATGGCCGCCGATTATCAGCAATTCATTGCAAGCAAGGCCGAACAATGCTTTCAGACCGGATACCCCGAACTCGACGTGCTGCTCGGCGGCGTTGCCCCAGGCGAAGTCATGATGATCATGGGCTTTAGCGGCACATTCAAAAGCGCGTTTATGCAAAATATTTTGATGAACAGCGCCAAAAAAACCGGAAAAAAAAGCCTGTTTTACAGTATGGAAATGCCCGCAAACCTCGTTTATCAACGCACCGTGCAAATCGGCCTGGAGCAGGCGACCTATTATATTGAAAGCGGCTATGCCGGAACAAAACCCGGCTATCAAGAACAAACCCTGTCAGAACTCGACCGCCTTGGATACGCAAATATGCTCATCTGTCAAAAACCAGCCCTCACGATCGAGCAAGTCGAACACTACGCCCGCGTTGCCCGTGCCGAACACGGTAATATCGGAGTTATCGGCATCGACTATTTAGGTCTAATGAGCGCCACCGGTGCAAAAAGCGAATACGAACGCATCAGTTATTGCGCCGAACAATCAAAAAACCTCGCCAAGCGGCTGAAACTGCCCGTTGTCATCCTCACCCAAATCAACCGCGCCAGCGCCCGCGACGGGAAAGTTGACATGACCAGCGCCAAGGGCAGCGGGGCCATTGAAGCCAGCGCTGACTATATGCTCAGCCTGGTGCGGAACGAACAAAAAGATATCATCATTGACCTGCTTAAAAACCGCAGCGGCGATGCAAACTATAAATTCATCGCTCAAGTAGAGCTCAAACACCTAAAATTTCGATCACTTGAGCCCTATAACGAAATTTGCGCAAAAAACGTTGAACGCAACAAAAACCGAAAAGCCCGAGAGCTACGCAACTCAGCGGTTTTTGATTGTGAGCCGTATTAAAAAGGGAATTGATATGACACGAGACGAAGCCATTCAGCTTATATCGGAGGCGTTAAACCGCATTATCAATGAGCAGAAAAACGCAAACGGGGGGAATTGGCAGGCTGGAGGCACCTATTGGCGGTTAATGAAGGTTCTAAGATTCTACGTTTTACCAGAAATTTATCTTCAAGAAGGAGAAAAACACGCGCAGTTCCTTGCGACAACACATGGTGTACCTGGTGATATCGGAATACGCATTAAATACAAAAAAAATAATTGCTAATGCACAAAAACAATGTCGATAAAAAACACTGCCATCAGTGCTGCGCCTATCACAAAAAACGCGGATGCATGGCCTTTAGCGATGGGTTGGAAAACTGTCCAAACCCAGAAGCCACAGGAACGCTAAAAAATGATCAAGTTTTCGGCGAAAAAACGCACCGTCAGCGGCGAATGGATACCCGTCACCACCGCTGATCTGGCCGGAAAAACTATGCAGCAGTTTTTTGACAGCTGCCACGGCAAAGAAATCGTCGCCGAAATCGAAGTCAACAATATCCACTGTTATCTGTGTGGAACACCACACTGGATCGAGCGCATGCAAAAAAAAGGGAAAACCGCCAGCTTCCAGCAGGCCATCATCCGCCTGCAAGAACTTTACCCAGAGCTTTTAGCACAACAGATCCCTGGGGTTGATTTAGTTTCACGAATCTTTGAAGGAAGTAACCTCGAAACCGTGGAGATAATATGACCCGCACCATCGCAGCCCTCATTCTTGCCTGGGTCATCATCAGTTGCACCTGGCCGCCAGCGCAGACCACCGCCACCATCGAATCCCTGGAGGAATTAAGTGAATGAGTTGGCTCTTTTCGCAGGCGCTGGAGGAGGAATACTCGCAGGAAAACTTTTTGAATGGCACAACACCTGCGCCATGTGCGGCTAGACAAAAATAGATCCCGTCGCGCCCGAAACCCGGCCAGGAACCGTAAAGCGCGAAAACATCATCCACCCTAAACGCGAGGCCTGCACATGATTTACAATTTTCCGCCAACCATTTTTGCTGGGAAAAATACCATTTCTCAACAAATCTACCACATCACCAGCGAATTTGATGAAGTTCTCGAAGCCCTGACCGATTACGCTAGCCTGCCCGACGACAGCACAAACGGCGAAATCGACCGGGCCTTCACGCAGATCCTTTGCGAAATCATGGACGTTTATCACGCCATCGAAACCCTGTGTCGCATGCTTGAAAAAAAACCCAACTTGCCCCAGCCAGATCGCCTAATCGCCGCGATTAAAATCAAAAACCACTCACGAAATTACTATCTGGCCGAGCTGGTTTGTTACCCTGGCCGGCCACCAAAAAAAAATGGTTGATTGACTGGTTAGCACCTAACAGGAGATGGCAATGGAGCACGAGATTTTAGACCCGCCGGTGAAAATCGGCGAGATCGTTGGATTCCAAGCATGGGACAACGTAACTAGATCGTATGTGTGGCTGGAGGGTAAAATCGTTAAGCGCTTTGATGAGCCGGGAAAGCTCAGCGCTTATTTAATTCTGGCTGACAATGTGATTTACCCCAAATTTGGCAGGAAGAGCCTCATGCTGAGGAAAGAAGAGTTGTTTTAAAAGTATGGGAATAGCCATCAGTTTGAGAATAGTCGTCAGTTTGGGCATAGCAGACAGTACGAGGATAGTCAACAGTATTGGAATAGTCGTCAGTTTGGGCATAGCGAATAAATATGGCATAGGATACGGAAGTTATAAAAATGTCATAGACCGCCTGAAAGAATTATTTACGTAAAGGAAATAAGATGCAACTTTACAATGATGATTGCCTGAACGTTATGCGCCTCATGGTTGACAAGTCTATTGATTTGATTATCACTGACCCGCCGTATGGTATTGGCGAGGCTTCAGGAAAGAACAAGTCAAGGGGCCAACTGGCTAAAGCAAAGGATTATAGTTGCTTGGATTGGGACAACGCAATACCAACCGCAGAGTATTTCAGCGAGATCATGCGGATAAGTCAGCATCAAGTCATTTTTGGAGGAAATTACTTTGTTGAACACCTGAGAAATTCACCCTGTTAGATCGTGTGGGATAAGGACAATGGAGAAAATGATTTTGCCGACTGTGAACTTGCTTGGTGTAGCTTCTCATCGGCGGTACGCAAGTTTAAATTTCGTTGGAATGGGATGCTGCAGCAGGACATGAAGAACAAAGAGGCGAGGATCCACCCGACACAAAAACCTGTACGGCTGTTTGAATGGATTTTGGAAAAGTACGCAAAGCCGGGATGGAGAATCATGGATCCTTTTCTAGGGAGCGGATCAACGGCGATTGCAGCAGAAAGATTTGGTTTTGATTTCATCGGAATCGAGCGGGAACAATCTTATTTCGAGGCCGCGCTTGCCAGGATACTAAGAGAGACTGCGCAGCAGAAGCTGTTTTAGATTTTACGCGGTTGGCTTTAGAACGGATCAAACATTCAATGATGATGCGAACGGTTCTTGAGCAGTATGAGTTCATTGCTGGTGATAAGGGCTAACGATCAAGGTAAGCGGTGAGGCGCGGCCTTTCGCGCCGATCCGCTTGACCGCCTGGTTAGGGTAATTTTGCACCGCCCTTAAAAAAACGCGCAATGTGCATTTTTATTGTTGACACAACGCACAATGCGCGTATAATCAGAATCAAGAGGGCGGAGAAACTAACCCAAAACCAGGAGGAACATCATGGAAAAGAAAATCATTGTCACCATCGAACTGGACGGCACGGAAGGTCGGGGAAAGATTTTCGCTGAACTGGAAAACAGCGACTATTACGAGGACGGCGGGCAAGCCTACGTCATCCGCGTCGAACTGCCGGACGGAGAAATTGAAGATCCGGCCATCGCCCATCAAAAAACGATGGAAGATGTTGAAGAGGCTATCGGGTTGAGCTGGGGGCGGGGACCTTGGGACCTTCAGTGGGAAGAGACGGAATGACCCGCCAACAGGAACTGAGAGAGGCCCGGCAGAAGTCGGGCCTCTCGATGGCAGAAGCCGCCAGGTTGACGGGGACACCCTACCGCACTTGGCAGACGTGGGAGGATGACGGGCCGAACGGCAGACCACCGAGGGCGATTGCTTTTGCCTGGGTCGAACTCTACGCCAAGCTGAAACGGCTCGAATCACCTTAACATTACTGATAAGTAGAAAAAAACCTTGCCGGAGAAAGAGGTTGCATGAGTGTGCTGAACCAACAAGAAGGCGGAGATCATTATGCTAAGCCGAGGCCGCGCTTGCCAGGATACTAAGAGAGACTGCGCAGCAGAAGCTGTTTTAGATTTTACGCGGTTGGCTTTAGAACGGATCAAACATCATCGCCACCGTATGACAGGAACAATATGCACAAAGAGACGATTGGACAAGCTGAACTTTATCTGGGTGACTGCCGCGAACTCGCACACGGTTAATGCCTGGGCAAAGGGGCAGCTGCATATCCTAGCCGACATGGCTGAACATCGCGGTATGCAATGGTTTGCCGATGAGGCCAGGAAAATAGCTGGCGGATTGCTTCATTTGTGATCTTTTCTGTTGACATCTTGATTATCAAGAGTATGCTTATAATCAAGAGACGGGGAGTTAACCCAAAAACACAGGAGGGTATGGCTTCTGGGTTCAGGCTTTCCGCCTTGCTGGCGTCGAGTGCTCCCCCCACATTACAAAAAGGAGACGACCATGAGAGATTGCGACGCATGCGGAAAACCCCTGAAAGGTGGCCGTGGTATTGGCGGGGCGCTGCTCTGCGCACCCTGCGCCGAGGATGTGCAAATTGAGATTGACGCCCTGCGGGCAGAGGGCAAACAGGTAAGCGCCACGGAGATTGCGAGGCGACTTTCCCGCGAAACCCACTCGGCGGGAAACTACCTGTTGCGCGACATCCCGGAAGACCTCTGGACTCAAGCAAAACACAAGGCCGTTGACGAGGGGTCGTCACTTCGAGAGCTGCTCTTGAAGGCGCTACGTGCATACCTTTGATTCCCTTAGCCCCCATTTAAGTGGGCTTTTTTTGTTTGTACCCGCGGGCAAAAGCGGGGTTTCGGCACAACATTACTGATAAGTAGAATAAATAAGAAAGGTGTGGGAATGGAAAAAGATGCTTCCCAAATTACACAGTTTTCACTGGCCTGCAATAGTCATATTCTATGTGATTTATGCGGTAAACGCATGTTCCCAATTTATGGATGCGGTTTTGATTATGATCGGATGCTATGTATGGCCAAAAATTGCTACGCTGAAATAATCTATCCTACAAGCACCTTGCCGGAGAAAGAGGTTGCATGAGTGCGCTGAACCAACAAGAAGGCGGAGACCATTATGCGAAACTCGGTGACTATCAACCATGGAAAGTTTTGGAAAAGTGGTTAACGCGAGACGAACTCCGCGGATTTGCTAAGGGAACGGCAATTGCCTACCTCGCACGTGAGCGTGACAAGGGCGGAACGCTTGATATTAAAAAGGCCATTCACACATTACAAATTTACCTTGAGTTAACGGATGATCCGAATAATAAAGAGAACAGATGAAGAAATATAAATTGACGAATGAAAGTAAGGTAATGCCAACCGGTGAAACAGTTTTTAGAATCAGAGCTTTAAAAGATTTTGAAACCATTCATTTACCAGTTAAGGCCGGAGACCTCGGTGGTTGGGTGCAGTTAGAAAAGAATTTAAGTCAAAAAGGGAATTGTTGGCTTTTTGATGAAGCAGTTGGTTACCAAAATTCCAATAGATCGGGGAACTCTGTTGGGTTTGGTAATAGCCAACAATCTGGTGATAGCAAACAATACGGGAATAGTCAACAGTTTGGCGACAGTCGACAGTGTGATAATAGCCGACAGTTTGATACCAGTCAACAAGCTGGTAACAGCAAACAGTACGGGAATAGTTGGCAGTTCGAGAATAGTCAACAGCACGGGAACAGTCGTCAGTTTGGGAATAGCAAACAGTCCGGGCATAGTCGGCAGTTTGGTAACAGCCAACAGTTTTCTAATAGCCACCAATTCGGTAGTAGTAAACAGTTTGGTACCAGCCAACAGTTTGGTGATAGCAGACAATTTGGCAATAGCAGCCAGCACGGGGATAGCACCCAGTACGGGGATAGTCGGCAATTCGGGAATAGTCGACAGTTTGATACGAGTCAACAGCTTGGAAACAGCAAACAGTTTGGAAATAGCCAGCAGTACGGTGACAGCCGACAGTTTGGTGATAGCCAACAAACGGGTAATAGCCGACAAGTTGTTGGTATGCTTCATTGTACTGGAACAGATACCGGAGACGGTGAAATTTTAATGTTAGGCCCAGTCGGTGAATTTCACAGATTTATAACTGTTCAACCGGACGGTTCAATCTGTGCCGGATGTTTTCATGATACGTTGGAAGCTTTTATTGAAGCGGTGAATGAAAAGTATGGCGATAGTTGTGAAAGTTATAACAGAGTGATTCAGCTCCTCAAAGAAAGAGAGAGAATAGCTGAAAAAAACAACACAAAAACCTGATTTAAAAAAGGGATAGAGGATACGAAATAAAAAGTCTACGCAGTAAAACCTGTGTCTTCAGATTGTTATTAACGAAGAGAGAGGATAATTGATGTCCTGTTATAACCACAAGAACAGAATCCACCTGTTATGTTGAAGTAATGAAATGTTTAATCATCAAGAAAAGCTAAATGAACCTTGCCAAAATTGTGGAAATGGGCCTGATTGGACATTAAGAAAGATGGTGGATTCTGCTGGAAGAGAGCGGTATCCCTATGCTTGTCAGCACTGTAATGCGAGAACCAGATTGTTTAAAAAGAAAGCAAAAGCGAAAAAAGTCTTGGGTGCTGACGACGAGATGAATAATTAAACAAAAGGACACCGCATGAAAACACTTGTCAACATCCACACATACCACCGTCTCGAAGAAATTGCCGGGCTGCTCCTGCTCGCCAACGCCCACAAAACCACCCAGGGCGCCACCCGAGCCCTGCTCCAGGCCATCGAAAAAGCCGAAGAACACAGCAAGCGAGAAAACATAGCAAACAAATAAAAACCCTTAAAAGAACCAAAAGGCACAAGCCATGACATCAGAACAAAAAATAGACGCGAACATCGATTCAATTTTAAAAGCAGCAGGATCGTCTCTGAAATACCACACTCTGCAAAAAACGCTTGATGACCTGCGAAACGCAATGCGGAAAATTATGTCCGATTCTTATATTTCTGGTTCAAGCGATAATTATAGAGCAATGCAAAAAAGAGATGCCAATAATTGAGCTAAGCGCCTTGATCTGGCGCGGATGATGAGGAGATCAGAACAAGAAGCTAGCCAACTGTAAAAAACACAGCCCGCGACTACTACCTCTAGTCGCAAAAGGACACCGCCCATGTTCGAACGCGTGAAAAAACTCCATGATGCCCTCACCGGCGCCGATAAAGCAGAGCTAGGGCTGCTTCATGACGCCTATATTGAGTGGACGCACACCTTCGGGCGCGAAAAAACCGCCGCAAACCGCAAAGAATGGAGCGCCGCACGCGCTGCCCTCAGCCAAGCCGTTGATCGTCTCTGGCCGCAAGCCTTTCCCCATGACGCCGCAAAAGCCGTCGGCCCCGTCTTTAAAGACAAAGCCGCCGCCTTTTCCTGGTACACCGAAAACGGCGGCCAGCGCCAAAAATCCAGCTTTTACACCAGCGTCCCTGCCGACGGCAAAAAAGTTAGCCGCCTCGCTGTGAGCGAAATGCTGCGCAAAGAGCGCCCCGCCAGCAGCAGCGGTGTAGACCTCACCGCGCGCAAAGAACTCGCCGACACCCTTAAAGCCGAAGCCGAAGCCCGCATCAAAGAGCGCCAGGACGAACGCGAAGCCCGCGAGCTCGACCGTGACTGGATCCGGCGCGAAAACGCTGAAGAAGAAATCTGCGTCTGGACTAGCCGTTTACGTGACGCCGTTGCCTATCACCTGGGCAAAAACCTAACCGCCATCATCCACGCCGCAGGCGGTCACCCCGGTCGGCTTGCCGAGGTTCAGTCAATCATCGACTCCGCCCTGGCCGCCGCCGCCAACGAAATCGCCGACAACGGAGAAATCACCGTCACCATCGAAGCTCTGGAGGACACCCCATGCTGATCACCCCGACCATCCGCCCGCTGCCGCTCTTCGCGCACCTGGCCGGGCGCAGCGTCACCACCAAGCCCAGCCGCGCCCTGCGGCAGCGCATGCGCACACCCGAGCCGCTCAGCATCAGCCAATGGGCCGAGAAGTACCGGCGCGTCACCGAAATCGATGCTAAACCCGGCCGCTGGCGCGGTGATATGGTCCCGCACACCCTGCCCATCATGGATGATATCGGTAAACCCTGGGTACGCCAGGTCTGGATCTGTTTGCCCGAGCGTGGCGCTAAAACCCAAATTTTGCTCAACACCGTCTGCCACACCATCGACCAGGGAGCCCAATCAGGGAATATCTTCTGGCTCATGCCCACCGAACACGACGCCCGCAAAGCCATGGGGGAGCGCATCATCCCCGTCTTTCGCGCCAGCGACGACCACGGCCGCCCCGGCCGCATCGCCCGCTATCTCTCCAGCAGTGCCGACGACACTGCGCGCGGAACCATCCGCTTTAACCACGGCATCCGCCTGTTTCCCGCCTGGGCCAACTCGCCCGGCAGTATGGCCGCCTATTTCGGCCGTCTCAACATTGCCGACGAATGCGACAAATTCCCCGAGCGCACCAGCGAGGGCAGCGACCCCATCACCCTGTTCCTCAAACGCGCCCGCGACGACCGCCACCGCTCCAAGTATGTCTTTGCCAGCACCCCGGCCGGGCGCTTCATTCACGCCGGAACCCTCGCCTGCGCTCAGCTTAAAACCTGGGCTATGCACTGCCCGGCCTGTTTTGAATATGTCCTGCCCGGTGATGAGCATCTGGTTATCCCTCAGGGCACCACCGTCGCCAGCGCCGCCCATGCCGAGCTCGGCCTTGCCTGCCCCGCCTGCGGGTCAATCTGGGACGAAGCCCAGCGCGCCGCCGCCTACCAGTCAGGCCGCCCGCACATTTTACAAGGTGCCGATCAACCGCGCCCCGACTCCATCGGCTGGCATGCCCCCGCCTGGGTTTTTCCCACCGTACCCCTCGCCGAAATCGTCGCCGCCAAACTCCGCGCCGAAACCGGCGGTCTGAGCGCCAAAATCGCCTACGCCAATGGCTACCGGGTCGAAGACTACACCGCCGAAATCTCCGACCGCAAAGAAGACGCCATCCTGCGCCTGCGCGATCAGCGCCCCGCCGGGCAGATGCCCTCAGAAGCCGACGCCCTGCTGCTCTCCATCGACACCCAGGATTCCGGGTTCTGGTACGAACTGCGCGCCTGGCGCTACGGGCTCGATCTAAAAAGCTGGCTGGTCAAAGCCGGATTTATCCACAGCAGCGCCGCCGCCGATTTCACCGGCCCCGATGCCCTGCTGGCCGGCGAATATCCCGACGAAAACGGCGAGCCCCACCGCGTCACCGCCTGCGTCATCGATTCCGGCGGGCACCGCGCCGCCGAAGTCTACGCCTGGTGCCGCCGTACTGGAGCCTGCGCCGCCAAAGGCGCCAGCAGCCGCAAAACCCAGCCGGTCACTGTCAGCCGCCTCGACCGCTACCCCGGCAGCGGCCGCCCCATCCCCGGCGGACTCAACCTTTACAGCATCGACAGCCATTTTCACAAAGACATCATCGCCAACAAGCTGGCCATCGATCCTACAGATCCCGGCGCCTGGGTGTTACACAGCGGATTCACCGCCGAACAACTCGCCGCCCTAAAGCGCGACCCCGGCACCCAGCAAAGCCACAACCTCGAAGCCTACGCCCGGCAGATGTGCGCCGAAGGCCGCGACGAACGCGGACTCTGGCAATGCCCCGACGGCAAAGCCAATCATTTATGGGACTGCGCCCAGATGGGTCTGGCCCTGGCCATGTACCTCGGCTGGCAGCACGCCCGCCGCCCCGGCACTGACCCGGGCACAGCCGATAAACCAAAAACCGACGACAACCGTAAACCGCACAAATCACGGAGGTGGTAATGAAAAAAGACGAACACGGCGACCTGCTGGTCGGCATGAAAGCAATCTGCCAGTACCTGCACGGCATCAGCGAAGCCACCGCCCTCAAATGGCACCGTGAACTCTCGCTGCCCATCCGCAAAGGCGGAAAAAACGGGACTGCCGGAATCTGGATCGGCAGCCGCCGCAAACTCGACGAATGGTCCGCCGAATTTGTCGGGGGCGCGTGATGACCGGCCTGCTCCCCATGCCCGACTTTGGCGCTCTCGCCAGCCTCGACGAGGGTCAGCCCCTCACCTGGCGCACCCGCGAAAAAGACCCGCGCACCTCCGGGCTGGAAGAAATGGAAGATTCCCTTTACCGCGCCTACAAGCACAAGGTCGCCGCCGTCATCGAGCGCCTTGCTGATGTCGGCCTGCCAGCGCCCGGCGAACAATTCCGCCTCGTCACCCGGCGCAGCTTCAACGCCATAGAGTTGCTGCACCACATCGCCCAACGCGAAGTGATCGTTGATCTGCGCATGGCCGTTTACTCCATCAACTAACACGCCGCCCTGCTTTTGCTTGAGATGATCGACACCGGCCGCATTCTTCAGGCTGAAATCCTCATGTCCAACCTGCGCAACAAGGCCCACCGCGAAAAAGAAGAAATCGTCAAAAACAAGTTCGCCGGGCACCCCGCCGTCACCCTCTGGTTCTGCTCATCCCATGCCAAGCTCATCAGCTGCCGCACCGACCAGGGCAACCACTACACCATCGAGGGCAGCGGAAACCACGCCTATAACTCCCGCGTCGAGCAGTATGTCATCGACAACGACCCCGTTATTTACCAGTTCACCGCCCGCTGGATGGCCGAAATCAAAGACTATCTCTCCGGCACCGCCGAACTCGAAATCTGTCCATAACGTCCACCAAGCCCACAGGAGTCACCGCCATGCCGACCGCCGTCCACAAGTCAACCACCGCCGATCTCACCCCAGCCGAGTACAACCCCCGCAAAGTCTCCCCCGGCGCCATTACGCGCCTGCGTCAGCAGCTGCAGGAATTCGGAGACCTTGGCGGAATTGTATTCAACATCCGCACCGGCCGTCTCGTCGGTGGACATCAGCGCATCGCCGCCCTGCAAGATTCCTGGCCAATCGACAAGCAGCCCCACGCCGACCAGGCCGGAACCGTCGCCACCGGACACATTGACACACCGCATGGCCGGCTTGCCTATCGTGAAGTTGACTGGCCCGAGACAAAAGAAAAACTTGCCAACCTCGCCGCCAACAACCAGGCCGGGGATTTCGACAACGCAATGGTTAAAGCGTTGCTTGTCGATCTCTCCGATCTTGGCGCGCCGCTTGAGTTGACCGGTTTTGACACCGCCGTCGTTGATAAACTCACCGCCCCGCCCGATCCTCCAGAAATCAAAGAGTGGGATCTTTCCGAAAGTTACGAACCTTTCTGGCTAGTGGTGCGGGGTCCACTTTCCGAGCTGCACAAGATCCGCGCTGCCATCACCCAGGCCAGCACCGACAAGGTTGTGGTAGCGGGTGGCGAAGCATGAGCGTTAAAGCATGGCAACCCACCGACAACACCGATCGCGGGGAAAAGATCGTTATTCGCCAGCGCCTGCTTGCCGAGATTGCAAAGCCATCTGTCCTGGAAGCCTTCGCCGGTAGTGGCCACATCTGGCGCGAATGCTACCATGGGCTGCCCTATCTCGGTCTTGACCTCAAGCCGCTGGATGACGGACGAACCTTGCTCAAAGTCGACAACCGTAAGTTTCTGCGCGCCGCCGATCTGAGCGATTTCAACTTTTTTGATCTTGACGCTTACGGTTCACCATGGCACCAGTTCCTGATTGTCATGCATCGGCGAAAACTCGCCGAGGGTGAGAAGATCGCCGTTGCCCTCACCGAGGGTCTTGATTTTAAAATGCGCATGTCCAGCCTTCCCGCTGGCCTGCGTTCCGGGTTAAATCTTCCGCCCGGCCTCAACATCCCCAACCTGCATCTCCACCACGATTTCATAAATTGCAGAGTCGTCACCCAAGCCGCTGCCCGCTACGGCTTGCAAATCAACCTGGCCCTGCAGGGCAAAAACCCCCGAGGCAATATGCGGTATTATGGTATTATTTTAAAAAAAGTGTAGCAAAAACAAGTAGTTGTGATATAATTTCATAAAATCAACCAAAGGAGGCACATCATGTCCATCATCTACCAACCGTCCGGAAAAGCCCGCGAATACTGCGACCTCGCCGCCAACCTCTACGCCGGCTGCAGCCACGGCTGCAGCTACTGCTACGCCCCGGCCGCCCTGCGCCGCAAGCCCGAAGCCTTCCACCGGGCCGCAATTCGCCCGGTCGATGTCCTGCGCCAGATCGAAAAAGAAGCCCCCGCCTATGCCGGGCAAGAAGTGCATCTCTGCTTCACTTGCGATCCCTACCAGCCGATCGAGCGCGAGTTCCGCCTCACCCGCCAGACACTGGAGATATTCACCAGGCACAATATCCGCGCCCGGATCCTCACCAAGGGTGGGCACCGCTGCCTCGACGATCTCGATCAGATCAAAGCCAATCGTGCCATCGTCGGTGCTACGCTCACCTTTATAAGCGACGCCGATTCGCGTGCCTGGGAACCCGGCGCCATGCTGCCGTTAAATCGGATCATGACGCTTAGCGCCCTTAAGGCCGCCGGTGTTGAAACCTGGGCCAGCCTGGAGCCGGTCATCGATCCCGAACAGACGCTGGAGATCATCCGCCAGACACACACTTTTGTCGATACTTACAAGGTCGGCCGCTGGAACTATGATAAAGCCGCCAACGCCATCGATTGGGCCAAGTTCGCAGCCGAAGCCGTCGCCCTGCTCGATCGTTTCGGCTGCCGCTACTACATCAAGGACGATCTGCGCAAGTACCTGGCCACCGCCGCATAACCCCATCCGTCCCATGGTTCTCATCGGGCCTATGGGACGGATGAAAAAAAGCACCATCAGCAAAAAAAAGCAATTTTTTATCATTTTCCCCTTGCAATCATACATAGGACTGCCCGCAAGCAGTCACCTTCTGCTGCAAATGTGGCAGCAGGGGGCATCTTGACCAACCACAGGGTTGTGATTGCGCATCCTCGTGGATGCGCCAGTCCGACCTGACCTGTGATTATTGTGGTGAGGTCTGCCGCGACGCTGCGACCGGTACCTTCTACGGCTACCAGTCGCACGGAAAACAAATCTGCTGGAGTTGTGACGCGACGCCAGCAGAATGAAGGGGAAAGCCAGCTAAGTACGGCGTACCGCCTGAACGGCTGTCAGTACGCTTCACCCGAAGCCATGGGGCAAAATGGCCGGTCACCCGAATCGCCAACGGGGATCGTTAAACATGCAGGCGTAGCGAGATGGCACCCACTCGCAGGCACTACCAGCCCCCGGCTACGGATAGCGGGTTAGCAGAGACTGGCACCCAGCCCCCGCCGAAAAGTCCCCCGTATCTGCTGCGGGGGCACAATAAAAATGGAATCCTCCATGTCAAAATCAAAACGACACACCCTTTACCTCACGGCGAAGTCGATGCAAATCATCGGCCCCGCCGAAAACCGCGCCGGCCGGGTCAACGGCATCATCAGCCACTACGGCCGCATCACCGCCGAAGCCTGCCCGGCCCTCACCACCGGCCAGTGGTCTTTCCTGGCCGACATGCTCAATGGAACGTTCGTTGAGGATAACACCGGCGATTACCTCTGGGCCGATATCGCCGAATCCGGAAAGCTCGACGGCCTCGCCAAAAAATGGGAACTTGATGCGGACCAATTTGCCGAGCAGGTCCGCGCCATGAGCCACGCCGAGCGCTGCGCCCTGCTGGATGTCGTCCTGCGCTTCTGGAAGGGCGACCACCAGGAAAACCTGACCATCGCCGAACAGCTCCACGCATCCGGCGCCATCATAAAAGAGTAATCCCCAAGCCCCGGCGGGCGGCCGGGGCTTTTTTTGAAAAACAACAATTTAGTTGATTATTTGTGTTGACAGTTACCTGTCAACCCTAAAGACCCGCATCCTCCAGCAAAGACCAGTATCTTTGCCCGTTTTTCCACCATTCTTCAAAATCAACCAAAACTCCCCCTTATCCTGAGCGCGTTCCCAAAACCCCGGAGACCGCGCGCATGGCCCTGTTCACCATTGCCGAACTAGACCCCCAGATTGCAGCATATAAAGCCGCCCTGCTGGGGCTGGCCACCGCGGAGGAATACACCATTGAGTGCAACGGCTCGCGCCGCACCCTGCGCCGGGTCGACCTTCCCGAAGTCCGCAACACCCTCACCTGGCTACAGGCCGAGCGCGACAGCCTCGAAACCGGCAGCGCCGCCGTGGCCGGTCGCACCTATGCAAAACAAGGGGGCCGTGGTTAATGGCGCGTATCGGCAAAAGCTACCCCGTTCCCAGGCACTTACAGCAGCGCCAATATGCCGCCGCCAAAGTCAGCCGCATTACCGGCGATTGGTTGCCCGTCGGCGATAACGTCAACCAGCTGCTCCGCACCAGCGCCCCGGCCGTCACCCGCCGTGTGCGCCAGCTGGTGCGCGACTTCCCCTATTTCGCCCGCGCCGCCAACATCATGGTTGACTTCACCGTCGGCACCGGAACCACCTTTCAAAGCCGCGTCCTCAATCCCGACTGGCACCCCGGTACCAAAAACGTTCCCAAATTCGACCGCCTCACCTGCCAGAAAATTGAAGACGCCGTTGCCTGGGGCATGGAAGAACTCGACGCCGCCGGCCGCCTGCACGGTACCGACCTCGAGCGCCTGGCAAAAATGGAAGAAGTTGAATCCGGCGAATTTCTATTTGTCAAACGCTACCTCAACGACCGCAGCCGTTACGTCCCATTCTGCCTGCAGCCTATCGAAGCCGAATGGCTCTCCGGCTACAACGCCGCGTCGGCCACAGGCATGGCCATCGACAACGGGGTCGAATACGACCCGGCCACCGGGCGTATTGTCGCCTATCATATCGCCGATCCTGAAAGCATCCGCCCGCCCCAGCGCATCCCGGCCGATTACGTGCTGCGCGGATACGACACCCGCCGGGGCGGGCAGCTGCGGGGCATCTCGCCCTTTGTCACCGCCGTGCTCATTGCCCACGACCTGGCCGATTATCTTGATGCCACCATTGACACCGCCAAGCTCGCCGCCAAATATCTGGCCATGGTTGAAACCGGCGACGCCGCCGGCTTTCAGGCCCTTCGCACCGTCCCCGGCAGCGGCGAAGACGAAGGCAAAAAAATCGAAAACCTCGAAAACGCCATCATTGAATATCTTCGCCCCGGAGAAAAAATCAGCTTTGCCAAAAACGATAACCCCGGCGACACCTTTGACCCTTTTACCAAATTTGTGCTGCGCACCGTCGCCATTGCCTGCGGCGTACCGTTTTCGGCCCTGTCCGGCAATCACGCCGATTACAACTACACCAGCCTGCGCGGAGAGCGTCAAGACACCCTCAAAAGCTTCGCCCCGCATCAGGCCCGCCACGTTCGCCAGTTCGTGCAGCCGGTGGTGCGCGAGATCATCACCGCCGCCGTCACCGCCGGCCGCCTCAATCTGCCTGGCTATTTCGCCGATCCGCGCCGCTACTGGCGGGCCATGTACCTGCCGCCAGGCATGGAGCCCATCGATCCCTTGCGCGAATCCAAAGCCAACCGCGACGACATGACCGCCGGTCTCAACTCGCCCCAGCGCATCGCCGCCCGCCGCGGGGTCGATATCGAAGAAATCCTTGATGAGCTCGGCGAATTTCAGCAAATGGTTGAAGAACGCGGGCTGTACCTCGAAACCGGCAGCACCGCCTTAGCCAACAACCCCGCCGCCAATGGCGCCGACGAACGCGGGCTGGCCCAGCTCATAACCCGCGCCGTTGAAGATGCCATTGACCGGCGCGAACTGATCAAGGAGACCCAAGACCATGCCCAATAGCAATTTTCCCACCGGACTTTGCACCCGCAGCCTGTCCCTGCGCCTGCAAAGCGACGGGCGCCCCCAAAGCCTCGACACCGCCGCCCGCGCAGTCGATGTGGTGTGCAGCACCGAAAACCCGGTTGATGTTTTTGATTGGGAACGCGGAGAAATCATCCCGGAAATTTTGCTCATGAGCGGGTGCCAGTTGCCAGAATCGCGTCAAATCCCTCTGCTCGATACCCACTATCGCGGCGACGTTTCCAGCGTCCTCGGCAGCTGCCGCGCCCTGCGGGTTGAAAATAGCGAGCTGGTCGGCCGCGCCCATTATGCCGACGGTGACCCCACCGCCGAAGCCGCCTGGAACAAAACCCGGCAAGGCCACCTTACCGATTACAGCATCGGGTATCGCGTCCTCGAATCAACGCATATCCCCGCGGGTCAATCTCAACTCATCCAGGGCCGCACATACGCTGGCCCCTTAAAAGTCGCCACCCGGTGGAAAGTCCGCGAGCTCTCTACCTGTCCCATCGGCGCCGACGAATTTGCCAAAGCACGATCACTTGCCGCTGCCACGCAGCCCCCCCAAACCCCTGAAAAGGAGATCCGCACCATGTCAGAAGAAAAAACCGACACGGGCCGTGGCGACAATCAAACCACCGCCCCCGCAAAAGCCGAAGTTCCAGAGCAAACCCGCAGCCTCACCGAAGCCGACGTCAAACGCATGGCCGATGAGCAAACCCGCACCGAAATCGCCCGCCGCGAAGAAATCCGAAGCATGTGCGATTTTTACGGCTTTGCCGATCTCGCCCGCGAGCTGATCGACGGCAACAAACCCATTGAAGCCGCCCGCGCCGCCGTCATGGCCAAGCACATGAAGGCCGCTCCGGCTGTCGCCCATCGTGGCAGCGCCGTCATCGCCGACGAGCGCGACAAGTTTCGTGCCGCCGCCGAAGGCGCCCTCATCCTGCGCGCCGGGCTGCGCCACGATCCCGCCAAGCTCGCTGCGGGAAGTCAAGATCTGCGCGGTTACACCCTGTGCGAACTGGCCCGCGAGTCCTTACGCCTGGCCGGTCAGCCCACCAACGGCGATGCCATGCAAATGGTTGGCCGTGCCCTCACCAGTTCCGATTTCCCCGTGCTACTCGGCAACACCGCCAACCTCGCCATGCTCACCGGCTGGGAAAGCACCGAAGAAACCTGGGAAACCTGGGCCGATGGTTCGGGTAGCGTCAGTGATTTCAAAACCCACACCCTGGCCCGCGCCGGGGAAACCGACGATCTCGACGAAATCGGCGAAGACGACGAATACAAATACGGCAGTCTGGCCGAGCAAAGCGAAAGCTTCAAAATCGCCACGTACGGCAAGCTCAACAAAATCACCCGCCAGGCCCTCATCAATGACGACATGGGCGCCATCACCGATGCCTTTGCCCGCCGGGGTGAAGCCGCCGCGCGCAAAGTCGGCGACCTGGTTTATGCCGTACTCACCGCCAACAGCGCCATGGGCGACGGCGTGGCCCTGTTCCATTCCACCCATGCCAACCTCGGCACCGGCGGCGCACTCTCTGCCACCACCGTTGCCGAAGCCATTAAAAAGATGGGCCTGCAAAAAGACATCGGCGATAAGCGCCGTCTCAACATCAACCCGCGCTATGTCCTCTTGCCCAAGGCCCTGCAAGGTAGCGCCGAAATTTTCTTCGGCAGCCAAATGCTCGACGTCACCACCGGCAGCCAGCAAGCCAACCCCTATGCCGGTAGCCGCTTCGAGCGCGTTTTCGACGCCCGCCTCGACGACGATAGCGCCACCGCCTACTACTTCGCCGGGCCTAAAGGCAAAACCGTCAAGGTCTTTTTCCTGGCCGGTAATCGCGTGCCTTACCTCGAAACCCGCGACGGTTGGACTATCGACGGGGTTGAATTCAAAACCCGCATCGATGCCGGGGCCAAAGCCCTCAGTTGGAAAGCCCTGGTCAAAAACGCCGGTGCCTAAGCAATGATCCAGGCGGGCTGAAAACTTAGCCCGCCTCACCCCATACGAAAAAAAGGAGAAAAGACCATGTCTACAAACTTTATCCAAGAGGGCAACACCCTCACTTATACCAACGCCACCGGCAGCGCCATTGCCGCGGGTGACCTGGTCATCATCGGGCAGCGCGTTGGCGTCGCCAGTGTCGCTATTGCCAACGGTACCAGCGGGGCCGTTGCCGTCTCCGGCGTTTTTGAAGTCCCCAAAGAAGCCTCCCTGGCCGTCGAACAAGGTGATCTGCTCTATTGCGACGCCACCAGCGGCGAGCTCGACAAAACCGCCACCGCGCAAACCCTGGCGGGCTACGCCACCGCCGCTTCGGCAACCGCTACCACTACCGTACAGGTCAAGCTCAATGGCTGATAGTCTGCTCATCACCTGCGGAACCTACGACAGCCGGGGGCGTTACCTCGCCGAAGGTCTGCGCTTTTCCATCCCCCGGCACATCAGCCTGGCCGATGCCAAAGCCATCAGTGCCGCAAAAAAAGGCATCATCCAAAAAAAAGGCATCATCCAAAAAAAAACGGCCGCCAAAAACGGCACTAAAACCGACGATCTCCCCGCCACCCAGGGGGGAGGTCGCACCAAATCCTGAACCCTCATGCCCCGGTGGCGCCCTCCCTCCTCGCCGCCGGGGAATTTTTCAAAATTTCTGATCCCGGATCAGCGTTTTTGAAAAATTCAAAAAAACAACCCGTAGGGGCGTAAGGCTTCACACCCGCATTACGTGACGAGGTAAAACCATGACCGACCCTTGCCAGCAGGCGCCCACTATCCACCGCATGGAAACCAAAGTCGACCGCTTGACCGACGTTGTCTCACAAATCGCGGTGCAGCAAAACGATATCACCCACCTAACCACCAGCCTCAACGGGCTGCGCGACTGGATGATAAAAATTGAACGCCGGGTCGTCGAACTCGAAAAAGCCCCCGGCGCCGCCGCCATCCGTATGTGGGTGGTGCTCTACACCAGTGGCATCGGCGCAATCTTTGCCCTTATTGTTTGGTCCATCACCAGCGGAGTCTTACGCCATGGCTAAATTTTTTGATGACAACGAAACCCTCTATTACATGGTCGAGCACTATTTCCCCGCTCTGCTCGATGATCTCACCGAGTTTGGGTGGTTGTGGGTCAAAGCGCAAGTTTGGAAAGAAAGCAGTTATCAAATTGACGCCACCTCACCCTGCGGTGCCCAGGGGCTCTTGCAGCTCATGCCCGCCACCGCCCGCGAGCTCGGGTGTTCCGACCCCTTCGACCCGCTTAAAAACCTGGCCGCGGGAATCACCTATCTGGCCAAGCTTTATGGCGATTTTTCCGAAATTCCCAACCACCGTGAGCGCCTGCGCTTTGCCTTTGCCAGCTACAACGGGGGCAAAGGTTACATCAACCGCGCCCTGCAACTCGCCCGGGCCGCTGAAAACCTGCCGAGTGACTTTGTCCAGTGGCAACGCACCGGCAGCACACCCGGCTGGTGGCAAACCTGGGAAGCCGCCAAAAAGCAGTTGCGCAACCACCAATGCCACGTCAACGGCAAAACGCCCGATTGGAAACAAATCATCGATTACGTCCACCACATCGAAGCCAAATATTCCCAACTCCTCGCCGACGAAAACATCCCCCGGCGACATGAGGCCTGGAGTTTATGAGCGACGCACTGGAAACCATTAAAATGGCTGGCGATGGGCTGCAAATTAGCCTCAATGGAATAACGGGAATTTATGGCTGGTTTATCGATCAGTTTCATCAAGTCAATGTCGGGGAAGGGGTCATCAATACCAGCGCGCCGGTGCTGCATATTACCGACACCGACGCCGCTACCGCTGGCGTTGAAGAAGGAAACCTAGTTGTTATCGGCACCAAAAATTATAACGTCATCGGCCCGGTCGTACAAACCGGTATCGGTATCACCATGCTGTATCTGAGCGAGGCAATATGAGTCAGCGCGAAACCGTTTTCCAGGCCTTTGTCTCAGCCGCCAGCGCCGTAGGCAGCGTCACCGTGCTGCCGCGCCGCCTGCGCCCGGCCAGTGTCGATCAGTTGCCCGTGGCCATGATGGTTGCTGGAGATGTCCGGCGGGCTCGCCAGGCATACAACCTGGTCGAAAACCGCCTGCAAATTGTGGTTATGATTATCGCTGAAACCATCACCGAAGTTGAAGCCGCCGGTACGGAACTGATCACCGCGATTGATTCCGATACCAGCCTGGCCAGTGTTATTGAAAGTGTGGCCTTGTCTGGCATCAGCGAAGATGCCGAACAGGTGGCTCAGCAGATCAACCACCAGCAGCTGACCTTTGAGCTGGTCTATATGACCACCGCGCTGGGGTACTAACATGGCTGACCGAAACTGGAATATTTTATTTTCCGCCGATAACCGCGGCACGATCACTGCCAACGATCTCAGCGCCGTGGAGCTGGTGCGTCTGGGCCTGAAAGATCTGGGGGAATCGCTGCCCAAAGTGCTGGCGATTGGCCTGACAAAAACCGCCTATGCTGCCAAAAATCAGGCCGTGGCCGATATGCCGCGCTACCTCGACCGCCCGACACCCTTTATTAAAAACAGCCTGTTTGTGTTTCCGGCAGAAAAAGAAGAAAACCCGGTCAAGGCGTCCGTGCAGTTTAAATGGGATTTTGGCCGCGTTCCACGCCACCTGATGGGGACAACCGAAGCTCCGGCGAGTATGCGTTCGCAGGTCTACGGCGTGCCCCGCCCGTTTAAATCCAGCGAAAAAACCTTGCAGCGCTCAGGCATTATGCCAGCGAATCGTCAATACCTGGTGCCGTCAAAGGTTGTGAAAAAAAATCAGTATGGCAACGTCACCGGGGCCACGATGAACAAAATTCTTTACACTGGCGTCAAAAGTGGCTCGGCCAGTAACAATGGCATGGGCGGAGATCAGATTAAATTTTTTGCTCTAACAAAGAACGGTCAGAATGTCGGGATTTTTGAACGCATGGCCAACGACAGCATCCGCCCCATGCTGTTTTTTGTTGACCGCCCAAAATACAAAGAGCGCTATCCCTTTTACGCTATCATCAATCGCGTCGTTGACCGCGATAATTTAAAAAATATCAGCGATGCCCTGGAAATCCAGCTCGCCAAACTCAAAAAATAAAGGAGTCTTCTCATGGCCACCGCCGAAAAAGCTGTCATTTACCTGGAGCAGGGCGCGACCCTGCAAAATTACACCGCTGCCACCGATAGCGGAGATCACCAATATTTCACCGCTGCCGACGATGTTTTCAGCGGCAAAAGTGGACAAGAACCCGATCTGCGTCCCAACGGCGTGGTCACTGGTCGCAACCTGGTCAGCGTCGCTGCCAGCGAAAGTAACGATGTCGTTGATGTCGCCGCGTTTACCGCCTATTCACAAGGCACCCTGTTTAGCGTGATCGCCGATGCCGATTTTGCCATCACCCGGCCCGCAACCAACGTCTCCAAAATTTCCAGTATTACCATGACCAGTACTGGCGCCCTGGCCGAAGTTGCAGGTACCTCGGGGGCAACCACCGCTTTTAGCGAAACTCGCGGGGCCGCCGGTGGCCCGCCGGTCATTCCGGCCGATTCGGTCGAAATCGCCCAGGTGCGCATGACAAGTTCAGCCGCCGCCGCCATCACCGCCAGTGAAATCTTTCAAATCGTGGGTCAGCATTGCGAGCGCAGCGACTTTCCCACCTGGACGATTAACAACATCGGGCTGGGGCAGTCTGCCGATGTGTCCGCTGAAACCAACGCTCACATCAAATTTTCAAGCGCTTTGCCCGCAAGCCACGCCGCCGGTGCAACCAAGGGCATTTATGTACAATATTACGCGCCAATTTTCGGTGAAATGGCAAAGTGCATGGATTTTCAGCCTGCGGAAAACAGCCACAGCGTATCCTCCACCCAATATTATAACGGCACTATCGGCAGCCGCAGCAAAACCTTAGGGCAGGGCCAGTTTACCGCCCTGCTCAGCGATGGCGTCACCGATGCCCTTGTGGCCGACAAAGACGAAGTGCTGACCGTTAAGTTTTTCCCCAACCGCAATGCCACCCCCTACGTTTTAACGCAAGGCGCTATCGGGCTGGCGCGCACCTTTCCCGTGGCCGGACAAATTCAGGCCACAGTGACAATTTCTGCCGAAACCGAAAGCGCCGAATTTTCCAGTTAAGGGATAACCCATGGCATTCAACAGCACTGCGTTTAATCGCGAAAAATTTACTCCGCGCACCGCCCTGGTTGAGGTTCCAGAATTGGCGAGCTATTACGGCGAAGAAAGCCCGGTGTGGGCGGTACGCGGGTTGACCGGGCCCGAACTGGCGACAGTGCGCGCCGCCGGGGAAAAAACCAGTGCCCTGAATGCCCTGGCCGGGGCCCTTGGTGGTGAAGCCAAAGAAAAGCTTGCCGCCGTTCAAGAACTGTTCGGCCTGGATCACAGCCTGCCTGCTGACTATGAGCGCCGCATTGAAACCCTGCTGGCCGGTTCGGTCGAAAAAATCGACCGGCCGACAGCGGTAAAACTGGGATCGGCATTTCCGGTGGTGTTGTATAAGCTCACCGATGAAATTTTGTCTCTATCGGGGTTGGGACAGCAGCCGGGAAAGTCGAACGGCTCTGGCGCGACCCCCGCGTCCGCGACGCACTGAGCCTGGCTTATTTACATAAACGGATGCTATTTGAGCTGCTGCCCGATATGTTCCCGCCCTATCTCAGCGACATTGAGCGGTTTTTATGGGCGCGCTACATGGACGAAATAAAAACAAAAGCCTAACCCAGGGGCACACATGTCCATCAATAAAATCATCAGTATTATTCTCAACGGCAAAGACGATGCCAGCCCCGCGCTAAAAAGCGTTGGCAGCTCAATGTCGGCAGTTGAAGAAGCCGGGCGCAAACTGATTTCTATCCTCGGCCCCTTGGCTGGTGCCATTGCCGTGCGCGAAGTTGTTGAAGCCACCACCGCTTGGGAGGGCTATCAAAACGCCCTCAAGGCCATTACCGGCGACAGCACCAGCGCCGCCGCCGAACTGGAATACATTCAGCAGCTTGCCAACCGCCTGGGGCTAGATCTGCAAAGCACCGCCGATGCCTATGTCGGTTTTTCCGCCGCCACCAAAGGTGCCGGGATCGCAAGCACCGACAGCAAGGCCATTTTTGAATCTGTCGCCTCAGCCATGACCGTGCTGGGAAAGTCG